AGATACGTTCTTGTTGTCTTCGTTACCCAACGTTGAGGTGCGGACCCAACGGAACTTGAGTCCGTCACGGGGTTCGGGGGTAGGGAGAAGAGACTGACGTTGCCATCCTTTGCGACGTTCTCCGCCTTCACGAGTTGTGAGCGTTCTGGGGGTACGGTCAGACATTGGATGCATCCTTCATGAGTTGCGCCGCGTACTGCTGGTTGGACAACCCAAGGCGCTTGGCGAGAGCGACCTGAGAGGAGGTGAGAACCACTTTGCGCGGTGTTTGACCGGACGCACGTCCAGCCGGGGCCACCACGTTGCCAGCTTGCCGTCGCTGTGGTTTCACCTCTTCGGAGGCATCGGCAAACCGTTCCGGGAAAGCACGGCGAACCGCACTATCGATCTGAGCATAATACTGATCCGTATCTGGCGCAACTCCTGAGCGAACCAGCTTCTCATGCGTACCAATGGCGAGGGCAGTGATGTCCTCATCCCCATTACGCATGAACCACTCGTTCCGCTTGGCCCAGTCCTGAGCGCGTGGGGTCGGAGGTGGCACTGACGGCTTCTGCGGCTGAGGTGCAGGAGCCTGCTGCTGTGGCTGCCGGGATGGCGGCTTGTAGGAGCTGAGGCGATACTCCTCGTTCTTGAGCTCGCTCATCTTCGACTGAGCATCCGCCATAGCGTCGGCATCGCCCATCTCGTATGCGGCCTTGAACTCAGACTTTACCTTCTCGAGCTGCATGGTCAGGCGCTGACGTGCCTGATTGACCAGCACACCCTCGCCCTCTTCCAGCATGCGCTGGAGGCGGAGCTTCTCCTCGTGCTCACGCTGAGCGAAGGAGATGGCCTCATCGCGCAGACGCGCTGCCTCCTCCTTGGAGCGGCGCTCCTCGTGGAACTCGTACTTCAGCTTCTTGATGCGCTTCTGTACGGACTCGGAGTACGAGGCGATCTCGTCTTCCTCTGGGAGCTCAGGCTCTGCGCCGTCAGGCCTGCGGGCTTTGTCGCGATCAGGCTCCGGGGTGTCATCGATGATCTCGAGCTCGAACTCGTCTTCGTCTTCGATCTGGTTGGGTTGAGTGCTCATGCGCGGCTGTACCCCCGTGGGTCTTCGACGACAGCCTCTACGGTGTCATCATTGATGAGTCGGAACTCCTTGCCATGCACCTTGAAGCGTGTGCCTGAGTAAGAGCGGAAGATGACGAAGTCGCCCTCTTTGCACCAAGGGCCAGTGGGGAAGCGCACGGGGTCGGCATATGCTTCGCTGCCAACCTTGATGACGTAGCCCACGAGAGACGCCGTCTCCTCGGCGTTCCTCAGTTGATCAGGGATGAACACCCCGCCCTCTGTTTTTTGGCTTACCTCAGGGATCGCAATGAGGATGCGGTAACCCTTAGGTTCTGGGAGCTTGGCGAGAACGTCATCGCCCCCTATGGTTTTGTCGGTATACATCTCTTCTCCAGCAGTGGTTTTAGCCCCACCGTAGCCTGTTGCTCTAGCCCGACGCCGCCACCCTAGATCATCGAGGTTTAACTTTCAATAAACCTTTGCTCGATGTCTTTTATGTCCTGCTCCACCTTCTGGAGGCAGGAATACTCACCGACAGCACGGCAGTAGTCCTCGTAGGACTTGGCTCCACCGCTTGCCAAGAAAAGTTCAATTGAACGTTTCTTCTCATCGATGCCCAAGAGGAGCGTGGGGATGAGGTCGATGTCCATCACTGACCTCCGCCCTTAGAGAGCTCCTTGGCGATATCGATGCCAAGGCGAACACCCTCGGTCTTGTCCTTGTGCTTGGCATCCTCAATCTGAGACGCAACGCGGACGCCAATGCGGGCACCCTCCCTGCGGTCTTCGGAGCGGATGCGCTCACGCTGGACGTCGATGTTGCCCTCAGACTTGGCCCGATCAAGGTCGAGACGCTCACGCTCGATCTCAAGACGACCCATGACCTCGGCCTCCTTGATCTGCAGTTCCTTCTGCTGCATCTGCGTCAGCGGGTCCTGCGCCTGCTTCTCGGCCTCAGCCTGCTGCGCCGCAGCTTGATTCTCCTGCGTCAGCTTTTGGCCCGCCATGGCGACAAGGCGAGATAGCTCAACCTCAACGTCCTCCGGCAGCGGTGCATCCTCAGGCGGCAGCTCGACACCGAGACGCTTCTCGATCTCCTTGCGGTACTGCATGGCGACGTGCTCAGTGACGTGCGCTGCCATTGCCGACTGGATGGCCGAGGCAAATGGCGACTGCCCTACCAGCTGCTGGATTTTCGGGTCCTGCATCGCGGCCATGTGGGTCTGGATGTGTGCTTCGTGATCCTGATACAGGAAGGCCTTTACAGGCTCCTGCTTCAGCATAGCCATGTTCTCGCTGACGGGGTCCTTCGGCTTGATGTCACCGGGCAGCTTGATGATGTCGGCGGCGTCCTGAATGCCAAGGACCTCGAGCATGTTCCGGTGCAGCTTGCCCATGTCGTATAGCTGAGGTGCCTGCTGAGACATCTGCAGGGCAGCCTGATACTGCATGACGCGCTGAGCCATCGTGGCCGCGTTGGGGTCGGAGACCGGGATGACATCGACGCGATCATCAAAGTCAGCAGAACGGCTGAAGTCACCGTCTGGATCGTAAGCATATTTGTCGTCCATGAAGTCACGGACGATGCTCGCGATCAGGCGAAGCTCCTTGTGCATCGACGAGTGGAGACGAGCCTGAACGCCAGACATGACCTTCATGTTGCGCTCGAGGAGTGCAAGGGTCGTGCCAACTGGAGCCTGAGCGTTCATGTCGCTGATCTTCACGTCGGCAACAGAACCGATGCGACGACCCTCTTCGACAACATTTGCCAGCAGCTGGTACAGGACGTTCGAAGGTTCTTTGTATGGAAGGAAGGTGATCGAGTCGCGGATGGAGCCGCTCGGCACATCGACGTCTCGGAACTCACCCGGGCGCAGCGGGGTGTTGTCGCCTTTGATGCGGAGGCCACGAGCCTTGAGGCCAGCAGGAAGGTTGGCAAGTGTGCCAGCATCGATGAGCTGGCGCAGGATCGACGTGGCAGACTTGGTCAAGCCACCGATGAGGTGGATCAAGCCGATGCCGTAGAACCCCATACCGGGCAAGTAGCAGTATGGCACGAAGTGCATGCGCTTCTGCTTCTTTGCGTCGTCCTCGTACCAATTCTTGCGGATCGACAGGATGGTCATAGACGACTTGTCGATGGTGACGACGTATGGGCGAGCGATGTCATCACCGTCCTCAAAGCCCTCCGGCATGACCATATCGACATGCATCTCGAGGATCATGTAACGGTCGTCGCCGTTATCGACGTCTTCGATGCCCTGAAGCTCGTCGTACTTCTCTTGAATGTCGCTCTTTTCCTGCGACGGATCAGGCAGATCGACGTCGCGATAGAAGCCGCTCGCTTGCAGCTTCATGATCTCGACCTTCGTCTTCCGCATGACGTGTGTATAGCGCTCGGAGTCTGAAAGGCTGGATGCCCCGTACTGCACGACGAAGTCTTCGGCTGGCACGAAGGTTGACCGTGGGACCTCTCGAACGGGGTCGTAGTACACCTTTTTGAAGGCGCTGCCAGCGAGGGCAAGGCGGAACAGCATCTGCTCCGTCTCTTCGCGGTAGTCGGGCATTCTTTCGGTGATGAGGTAGTTCAGCTCATTCTCGACGCGGGTTGCCTGCTGAAACTTCTCAGCAGTCATCTTGCCGAGGATTTTAGAACGGGCAGGGCCGGAGGCCGGGTACACTTCGCCCATGGCCTGAGCTTGGAAGTGGATCGCGGCCTCGGTCAGCATGGGGTGGAAGACGCCAGATGCGCCTTCCCATGGCTGTGTGCGGTCTTCGATCTTCATGCCAAGAAGATCGAGCCCCTTGACGTATGCCATGGCCCAATCATCACGGGTGCGGCGGTCGGATAGGAAGTTGCCCACGAGCTCGCTTGCCATGGACTCGAGCTCATCTTCTGGGATCAGCTCGGCTAGGTTGTCACCGTGAGGGATGTCCTCGTACTCTGGCTCAATCGACACGGACTCAAACTCGATGACAACGCCGCCGTCCTCAGTCGGAGTCTCCGTCAGAACCGACTCCTCAATGACACCGAGTTCATCGATGTCATCAAGTTCGTCCTCTGCCTCGATCTCGATGTCAAACGGAGTGAGCGGCTTATCGACTGCCATGGCATATCCCCTGAAAGGTTTGCAGCACTATAGCAGCAAAACGGTGCAGTAAGGAAGTGCTGTCAGCTTTCAACCTTAGGGCTGGTTGCGCTCACGCAGGGTCATGCCGCCCTTGCTGGAGCTACGGCGCTTCTGCGCTGCGAGGTCTTCCCGCAGTTTCTTGAGGCGCTTTGCGTCCGGGTTGGTCTGACTCTTGTATGCATCAGCACGGTTTGGCGTTTTGGCGGCTGGACCACTGGTCATGGCAGTGATGCCCTTCTTGACAGCGGAGCCAACAGCGCCAGCCATGCCAGTGCCGCTACCCTTGACTTGGGGTGCCTTGGTAGCGGGACCAACAATCGATGGCTTTTCTGGACGTGCCTTCGGACGCGGAGACGACTTCATGCCAGCGGGCGGCTTCGGTGCGCTCTTGGTGGAGGTCTGGGGCTTCGGGGCGGGGGACGACTCTTTGGCCGAGTCCTTGCCGAACTTGCGCGTCTTCACGGCGTTGCCCTTGCCGTCCTTGACGATATTGCCCTTGGAGTCCTTCATGTCAACCCAAGTGAAGTCCTTGCCTTCTACAGCCTTGTCATCCTTGTCGCGAGCCATCATGGCCTCCTCAGTTTGGTTTTGAGGATAGTACAGGCGGCGTGATAAAATGTCCAACCGATGTTTGGGGGCGCTGTGGTCGATGATGAGCCGTAGCGCAGTCTGATCCTCGACCAATACAAAACCGCAGGTTTCGTGTGCGCCCCCTGTTGGTGACGATAGGTGCCATTAAGGCCTATGTCAACCCATGACGTCTCTCAAATGCCCTGAGATTCGCACGGGCAACCTCTTCTTCTTCCATGAGGGCACGACCAACTCTGCCCCTTGTCCCAGCTGCCTTCTCGAGGGCACGACCGAACTTGTACTTTAGCCGATCATGCTCCTCGAGAACTTCCTTGGTGACGCTGGGCTGTCTAGTAATATTCAACAGGCTCTCGATACCCGTCGTCATCTTCCCAATCATCTGTGTCTACCCTGATCCAACCGCCCTGCCTGAAGCGTATCAATGCCTGAGTGGTGCTATCGACGTAGTCATCATGGTCACCTGACGGGAATGAGGCGCATTCCTCGATGACCTCTTCGGCCCACCTTGTCGGCGGATACCATACGCACCCTGATGAGAAAAGATCAGACACCGCGTTGACGCGGGCGATCTTATCATTGCCACGGCTTGGCACGAACTCCGTGACCGGCAGACCCATTTGCCTGAGCTCGAAGATAAGCGGCGCACCAGAGGCCTTCTTCTCCACCACAAGCTGGTCAGGCTCATACTCGTAGTACTTCTCTCTGGCCTTCTGCTTGAGCTCTGGGAACTCCAGTTTCTCCTTGTACGCATCCAGCAGGATGACGTTGGGAATCTGGGCACCAGTGCTGTCGGTCCTGTAGAAGATGCCCCATGTGGTGCATGCCGAGTAGTCGGAGCGTTGCGTCTTGAGGAACGCGGTGTCCCAAGACTGGATCACGGCCTCGCATGGTGGTGGGTCTTCCTTGTCCCACTCCATCCACCAGTCACGCTTGATGAGTGCCCCCTCCTCTGAGGTGGGGTTCTGCATGTACTGGGCGTTCCACTTCCCTACCGGGATTTCCTCTTTGATCGCCTCAAGTTCACCAATAGGCCAGAACTCCGGCCACAGTGGTGCCCCTGACGGCATGATCGCGGGAAACTCAATGACCTCCCACTCATCAACGCCATTGCGCTCCGATGACCTCTTGATGATCTGCCCTGTAAGGTCACGCTTTGCCCAGCGCGTCATAACGATGATGATGGCACCACCGGGCTGCAGGCGCTGACGAGGACCTGAGGTGTACCACTCATACACCTTGTCGTAGATTTCCGGGTTGAAGGCAGCCATGGTTGCCTCCTGTTCCGAGTGAGGGTCGTCGATGACAAGCACGTCAGCACCCTTACCCGTGACGGCACCACCGACACCGATAGCGAAGTAATCGCCACCCTCTGAGGTGGACCATCGACCAGATGCCTTGGAGTCAGCTGCCAGCTTCGTCTTGGGGAAGATTTGCTGGTAGTCGTTGCCATCGATGAGGTTCTTGACCTTACGGCCAAAGCCCACTGCCAGCTCTGCGGTGTGGGCTGTCTGGATGATCTTCTTGCCCGGGAAGCGCCCCATGAACCACGCCGGGAACAGGTAGGACGCAAACTCCGACTTAGTGTGTCGGGGTGGCATGTTGATGATGAGACGCTTGAGGGTGCCATTCGCGATGCGCTCAAAGGCATCCGCCATGATCTTGTGGTGCCTTCCAGCGATGAAGGCTGGCCACATCTGGTTCACGAACGGCAAAAAGTTCAATTGAGCTTCTTCGACGTTCTTGCGCTTCTCGAGCTCTTCGAGGTCTCGGAGGAGTGCCTCTTGCTCACTGAGTGGGAGCTGCGAGATTTTCGCGATGATGCTGTCGTACTTACCCATGTTGCCTCGAGGTGGTGGGCAGAGCCTCGCCGGAGTTGAGGAGGGAGAAACCCCACTGCAAAACTCTGCCCTAGTTCCAACGCAGGGAGAACGTCGACCAGACAAACGGTGCGTCGGAACTAACCTTTGTGACCAACTCCCCAAGGCCACAGATCAGTCAAGAACAGGTACACATGTATACTGTTAGTACACAGTAGTACATAGGGTCTCTTGGTGTAGTATATATAATATATATAACTACAGTTAGTATGAGACTATTAGTCGTTTAGTATACGACTTCATGTGTACACAGGTACATTAGAAGGATACCCCCTAAGGGGTATCCGTACAGTATAGACACTATGGGTCAGCGCGACCCGCCACGCTGGGAAATCCGAGGATTTGCAGCTGGCATCGGGGCACCCGGACGACGCGGATTGACCATCGTGCTCGGAACGCCCGGACGAGGGGGCATACCGCCACCCTTACCGGGGGCTGGAATCTGGGGGCGAGGCATACCCATACCGGCACCCTTACCCGGGGCACCCGGCATGATTGGGGCAAGAGGCTCACCCGGCATGGTCGGGCTCTGAAGATTATCCATAAACTGAATGCGACCCGGCATTCCGCCACTATCAATCATCCCGGGCATCTTTGGCATCGGCATACCACCCGGAGCAGCCATGCCCGGAGGCATACCACCCTGACCACCCTGCTGCTGGAATGCCTGCATTGCTGCGAGAAGCTGAGGATCGGGCTTGCCCATTCCCGGACCACCCTGAGGCATACCACCCGGCATACCAGCGCCCTTACCACGCTGCTGCATCAAGGCCATCAAGCCCTGAGGCGCAGCCCCACCCTGCATTGCCATCTGTGTCGGTGCTGGCGCACCAGTGGCACCACGATTCTGTGCTCCCATTCCCATCTTCGATCTCCAAAAGACTACGATGGCACCACCCTACACCAAGAAATGCCCTCTGTCACATGGGCTGGGTTGGAAATTATCAGGGAGCAAATGAGCACGGGCCTACCCGTGGTCTTTTGTGAGCTGATAAATTCCAAGCACTAACGGACACCCGGACAGACACGGACAAACACCGGACAAAAACTTCCCTATAGGGGATGTTTTGCGTGTCCAAATTTTTGTCCAAAAACCCTACACACCCTACACAAGCTACATCGGAGTCCAGTAACCGGACGGACGAGACACACCCCGTAGGGGGATGTCTTGTCTGTCCGGTTGTCACCACACCTTAGGACTATCGCTGGCTTCACCATCATGTGATGGGGAAGCATAGTCTAAAAGCGACATTTATGCCCTGATTCACGG